AAGCCAACCCTGACGATCAGCACTCCGTTTGGTTCTGCTGACGGTTACACATGGCAGTATCTTGCCACCGTGAAAGAAGGCAATCTTCCGTATGAACTCACGGGCTATGTTCCCATTGAATTTTCAACTTTAAGCAGCGATCCCGAAACACAGAATCAGTACAACGCACAGGTACAGGCTGTGCCTTCGTCTATTACTAGAATGGTGGTGACGAATTCATCGGGTGCTGCTTTGGGCGTGTATCCGTATGCCGTTTCAACAGCAAACTACTCGGGATTTGTATTGAAGGTGGCACGAGTAGATTCGGTTTCTGGTGATTCCCGTTCCAAGGTGGTTGTGATTACTGATACTGTTTCTAAAGGTAGACTTGCAGACTCTTCGCTGTATTCCAATTATGTGGGATACGCCATGCGGGTGGACAGCAACACCACGGTGGATCGTACACAGATTAACAACTACGGAATCATCACAGCAGTACAGACTAATGGAAACGAAGTACGATTCACGGTAACAAGCGACACCATAGACTTTGCACTTACCGCCGCTGGTACAAGTGGATTTGCTTCGGTTGAGATTCTACCGTACATCAAGATTACGGGAAATGGAACCGGAGCGTATGCTTTCCCTGTGATGACTACGGGCAACTCTATTTCTGGCGTTTTGATGGGAAACGGCGGAAGAGACTACTCCAATGTATCGGCGCAGGTTTTGAGTGCCAAAACCGTGGGCACAGATCACCCCACCATTCGTGCGATCATTTCTCCCAAGGGCGGTCACGGCAGCAATATTTTGAAAGAACTCAATGTCAAAGATGTGCTGATTATTGTAGAGATTAGTGAAGACGATGCAGAAAATATTATTGGCGGTGGCTCGTATCGGCAATTCGGAATCATAAAGAATCCGCTTCTTGGGGACGGTTCTGGCATGATCGCGGGATCAAATGATTTGTATTACCGAGATGTTTCTATTATTGGTGATAGATCAATCAGCACAGCAATATTTGACGGTAATGCTGCAAATGTGCTGATTGGAACCGAATCATATTCTTCCGCAAAAGTGATGAGTATTAAATCGGGGGGCGGCAGCAGTTTAGTAACCCTGAAAACTCAAAACTCTGCTGGAAAGTTTGTAACCAAGCAGGATCGGGTGAATGATTACATCATTTCTCTTGGTTCGCGGTCTAGTACAAGTTTCCAATCTCCCGAAAAGGTAACACAGACGGTTCCGGCAGGAACTGTGTTTGGTTCATCAGGCGTTTCGTTTGGATATAGTTTCACCGTTACAGGAAATGTGCTTGATGTGAGTGGTGCCACTCTTACAGTGCGACTCACATCAGACGCAAATTTTGTCACCGGTATTTCCATGACTGGCGTAGTATCAGGAGCAACCGGCACAGTTTCTGTTGTTACACCAAGAAACGGCGAGTATGTGTGGGTAAGCACAACCACTAACACAGGACAAGCCCTCATAGCAGACAATGGGGCGGGTGTGCAAAAGCAGTACAAAATTTATGAAGTAGGAAGCCCATATTTTGATTTGAATGCTGCCCCCTCGTATTCGGGACTCCATGCATTGGAACTGTCTACCAGTGTTTCTCCACAGACAGGAGCGATGGACACCACCAGTGCAGCATTCACCCAAAACTCGTTCTCTAGTGGTGATACCGTGACTCAAGGCTCCACTGCTTCGTATTCTCAATACGCCAGTGGCAAGGTGTACTACTGGAACTTTATTAACAGCGCACGGGGAACACTGTATCTCACCGATGTTGTGGGATCTTTTAACAGCGTTGCGGTTAACGGCATCACAGGTTCTACCCTTGGTGCTTTCATTGTCGCGGATGTCACGCTGCCAGAGATTGATCGCACCTCCGGAGAGGTGTTATACATAGACAATGTACGCCCCATACAAAGAAATATGGGTCAAAAAGAAGAATTCCGACTCCGACTTGGTTTTTAAGAGGGACACATGGCATACGACCCAAGCATTTTCAACATCAACCCATATTATGATGATTTTTCTGCTGACAAGGGGTTTTTGCGTGTCCTATTCAAGCCAGGCTATGCGGTACAGGCTCGTGAACTAACACAGATTCAGACCATTCTGCAAGATCAGTTTTCTACAGTGGGAAACTATCTGTTCAAGGATGGTTCTCGCATTGTGGGCGGTGGAATGAGTGTTCGTAATTCCTCGTACATCATGGTGAATGTGGAAAGCGGAAGCGCACTTGACACTCTTACTGCTGACCAGTATTCAAACTTGGTTGGGGGAATTCTGTCGTATACGGACTCGGTGTATACCGTTCAAGCCAAGATTGTCCATTATCTGGCTCCCGAAGAAGACGGAAACCTGATTCTTGTGGTAGACTTTATTTCTGGAGATTCTTTCCCGTACACTGTTTGCACTTTCACCAAAGAAGATGTCGTATATTCATTGACTCTGGTGTCGTCCACCACTGCGGGATACACAACATCAGGAGACTGCAAACTAATCACGGTTTCTGATGGGCTTTTTTATGTTGACGGATTTTTTGTTCGTACCCCCACACAGCAGTTTGCTCCGTATCGGGTTCTTCAGGCGGGAAATGCCACATCGTATCGTGACTTGAATTTCACGGCATTTGCGAATCTATCCAAGAAGATTGGATTCACGGTGAACCGCGATTTTGTAATAGAGCGGCAAGACTCCACGCTGCGAGATCCTGCCATTGGTTCGTACAACTACAACGCACCGGGTGCAGATCGCTACAGCATTGGTCTTGTGCTTGCACAGTCTGACTTGACTGAAACGCCGAATGATTTTGTGGAACTGCTGCGTTTTGAGAGCGGCAAGATCACTAAGAAAATTGATCGTATCACATACGGTGAAATCCAAAAAGCACTGGCTCTGCGAACCTACGATGAATCGGGTTCATATACCGTTCGTCCGTTTGATCTTACTGTGAAGCCATACGACACCACCAATCACCTGTTGTCTGTGGGTGAAGGCAAAGCGTATGTGCTTGGTTACGATGTGGAAAATCAGTATCCGCAGGGGCTGACATTACCCAAGGCGCAAACCGCAAGCGACACGGTTTCCACTACATTCCCGTTCAGTACTGGTTTGTATATGGGTGTGTGTATGGGTAACACTGCGTCATCCGGAACCACATTTGCTGTAAATTTGCCTACCATCAGTTCAGGCTCTGCGTATGTTGACATCCGAAACGCTGCAAACATAACTGTTGCTACTGGACTGGTTCACGGAGCATTCCCAACTAATCTTGAACGCACAGGATCCGCTGCTGGAAAAACGGGATATTACTACCGACTGTATCTGTACGGGGTAAGCGGTTCTGTTGTAAGCGGAAGAACGGGATTCATCTATCAGCACGGAACTCCTGTGGGAAGAACCCTGTGGGGCACATTCACTCCACAGGTAAGCACCGGATTCACACTAGCGGGAACCGATGACTCTTCTCTGCTGTACGAACTCAAGCCTGGCTATGCGATCAAGGATGTGTCAACACTCGCGGTTCGCGGTAGAATTGTTGGCACTTATATAGATCCAACAAATCCAAACACTACCACAACCACATACACCATCAAAAAGGACAATTTTGCTTCAACAATTGGTTCAAGTAATACTGGTATGTTTTTGTTTGAGAACTACGGATCCACTCCAAATTCTTCTGCTGAAATTTCCAAGATAGCGTTCACCAATGCGGACAACATTGCGTTTGCTCCTGCCCCCTCAAATAGTGTTGTGTCAACAAATGCAAACGGAGAAATTGTGTTGACCGTGACCGGTGCGCCAGCAGGATTCACCGCACAGGCTGTTCGTCCTATTGTGCCGATTGTGTATTCTCCCACGATTTCTAGCACTTCAACCTACAGAACAAAGACATCTACCCCAACATCAGCCGCTATAAGCACTGGTGTTTATTCCACAGACGGCAATGGTCGTAAGTACTTTACACTACCCAATATTGATGTTTACTCAATCTCGGGAGTAAGTTACTCAGCCAGTCCGTTTACTGATGTTACCTCTCACTTTGAACTGGATGATGGTCAGCGTGAAACTCACTACGATAACTCTCGTTTGTATGTGAAAGAAGCATTTGCAGGTGAATCTATTTACACGAGTACAAACATCGGACTAACAGTTAGGTATTCGTACTTTGCTCACGGTGGGTTGGCTGCTGCTCCATTCATCGGGCGGCATTCGTACCTGAATCTGCCGTATGAACAAATTCCCCTGTACACAAGCCCCCGAACAGGAAAGACTGTATCACTTGCAAACTGTTTGGACTTCCGCCGCAGCGGACTGACCTCTTCCACGGAAATGATCAAGCCGTATGGTGTTTACGAAGGTTTGGCAAATACTGCTGTAACATACAACCACTATCTGCCACGCACAGACAAACTGTGTGTGAAAGCCGATCCCGAAGACGGTTCAGCACTGTTCTTTATTGTGCAGGGAACACCTGATCTTGCGCCAATGGCTCCACCTGATCCAGCAGATGCTCTTGTGCTTGCCACGCTTACTGTGCCTGCATACACCCACAACGCCACCGATGTCGTGGTTACACCTGTGGACACCAAGCGGTTTACGATGGCAGACATCGGCAAGATTCAGAAGCGCGTGGACGAAGTTGAGGTGTTTGCAAAACAGTCCCTTTCTGAAGCAGAGATTGAAGCACGATCCTTGCGTGGAACCTGTGCTGCGGCAGAGCCACTGAAGACATCCATCTTCTCTGATGAGTTCTACGGACACTCCATTTCGGATGTGACAGATTCGCAGAACTCCTGCTCCATAGACTACGAGCGCGGTGAACTGCGTCCGTTCTTTACCACAGCGAACATTACACTGCCTACAGCCACCACAACCAACACGGTTGTATCTGCTGATGGACTGCTCACCCTTGGATACAGTACGGTTCCGCATATTCAGAACACGCAGTACACTCCACCCACCAAGGTAAAGATCAATCCGTCCAATACCGTGAACTGGCTTGGATTTATGAAACTGTCGCCATCAGTGGATCCGTATTACGATAACGGCTATCGACCCGCGGTAAAAACCAATGCCTTGATGGAAAACGACAACTGGCTGTCTTCCAATGCCAACGATGATCGTGGCTTTGGAACACAATGGAACGAGTGGGAAAGTCTGTGGACAGGAATTGAACAGGTGGAAGAAGAGCAGGACGACATTCAGAAGCGCATGGTGGAACTTCCCCATGTGAGTTCTGTTTCTGCTGTTCCGTCTTTCAACTCAGGCAGCGTTCGGGTTGGTGTGAACCGCAAGGTGGAAAGCATTGACCAAAAGAACAGCAACTACATTACCGCTCGTCAACTCAAGAACCGCATCAAGCACCGTATTGGTTCTCGTGTGGTAGATCGCAGCGTAGTGCCGTACATTCCGCGCAAGACCGTAACAGCAACTGTCAATGGACTCAAGCCCAATGCCACGGGACTGTCTGTGTACTTTGATGGAGAAGTGGTCAAGAGCGGCATCAGCACCGATGCCTACGGATATTGTACCGTGTCTTTTGGAATTTCTGCGGGCAGATTCCTTGCAGGACAGCGCACGGTTCGTATATCCGATAGTGCGGTA